AGAGCTAAGAAAGAAAGACAACAAGTTAGAGATAGAGCAGAAGCTAGAAGAAGCTTGAATAACCAAGCAATAGATAGAGAACCAGCAATAGAGAGAGTTTCTGCTAAGAAAAAGGCAAAAGATGATGAATCTTTTGGGGCAGGAATCTAGCTAATTTTTGCGTCTGAGCTTTTTTTGTATATCTTAGATTAATTCTTATGCGTAGCTATGATGCCCTGTTGAGTAGTATTCGTTTCTGTCTACTCTTTGCATTTCCGTATTTGGATTTTGTTGGTTCACTAGCGTAAATAATAAAAGTCTATTCGCAAAGCCACTGTTTGTAATAGAGGCTGCACAGTCTTCAATAAAGGAGACTAAGAATTTGGCACCAGCAGTATTATCTCCATATCCAGGCTCTGCGGTGGTACTATAGCCACCACCCCAGATCGGAAAATTAGGTGTAGTGATATGTATATCTAGGTTTTGGGTATCATATCCTCCTTTCCATGTATGGTCTTCAGCCCTAAGATCCCTACTTTCCCCTAGATAATTAGTATAAGGATACCCTAAGTTACCCCCCTTGTCATAGAGCCAACTGGAGTCATCATCCCAGACACCTGATACTATAGCTATAGCATTACACCCTTGAGTCCCATATGAATACTCTACATCATTAGCAGTTTTTAATTCTCTTTTGATATAAGGTTGAGAGGTGAGTATCTTACATTGGGGTCCAAAGACATACAGGTTATTAGGCCCGCTAACTACCCCATAAGTGTATCCATATTGATCCTGCGCGTTAGAATCTATTTGAAACTTTTGAGGTTGATTAAAGGTATCATTGAAAGTTCCATTTATGAACTTACATTGATTATAAGTTGTCACGGTTATGTGTAGCTCACTCCCATATACATCTAAATGACCACTAGCTTCTGTTAAGCTATAATTCTGGACACCATTCATAACTGAAACGGGTTTTCTAGAACATTCAATGTTCATCCATTGAGAATACTCTGCGAAGGTTCCCGATGTGGTTCCGCTAGTTGCGGAGGTGGTTCCTGATGTTCCTGAAAAGTCGAAAGACCAACCACCACCACCACTTAAGTCGGATATGTCTGGTCGGGAAGCTGCTGGTATTCCTGCTGGGGGCATAATAAATTTCCTTTGAGCGGGGGATATGCTCTTGTTCTATAGTATATAGAAGTACTGAAAACCTAGCAGGGATAAAAAAATACTAAAAGATATTTGGATGTGATCTAAATACATTAGAGGAATAAATAATGGCACAATCTCCAATGGTTGATGGAAAAGGTTATATTGATGTTAATTCTGCTTTAAGGCTGAAAGAAGCTGAAGGTAGAGTTGAAGTAGATAAGATGCATGCGGAATCGGATGCTAAGTTTAGAGAATTGTTAATTAAAGAAAGTGCCAAGGAAACTGCTTCTAAGCATCTCGCAAAATTTGCGGGGCTATACTTATTAATTCTCGTACTTGCGTTCATAGGTAGTATTAAATTCATTCCCTCAGAAAGCATAGCGGTGGTTGCGGGCTTAATCACATTGGTAGTGACGAATCTGAGTACGATTTTAAAGGGAATCGTGGAAAATGGACAAGGGAAAGAAGAGGAACTTGTAGGGAGTAAGAAATGAAATATTATATTACACAAGAAGGAAGAGAGTTTTTGAAAGAGTCTAAAACTGGCGCAGAACATGAGGAGGTCATACGCCAAAAATCTCTTAAACAAATGCTTGAACCAGGCTCTTATTTAGATCCAGCTACTGTGGCACACCCCTATTCTGATCTGGCTGGGGAAAGAAGCGGAAATCTTCGTAAAAAGCGACGAGCAGTATCTAGAGTATTGAGAGCTACTGGCGAAGCTGGGGAAGGAAGCGGAAATCTTCGTAAAAAGCGACAAGCAGTAGTTAAGGTATTGAAAGCTACTGGCAAACCTGATTTACCTCACACTTCTTCCACTCGCGCAGGTACACGCGCCTCAAAACGAGCAGGAACAGACCCATGGTGGATTAGATGAATCCAATATGGTCAATATTTTTTAAAGACAGGTTTAGAACACCTTTCTCAGTTTATAAGATGAGTTTAGCAGAGATTGTAGTTTTGCTTGGACTTGTTGCTGGTGTTGGAATTGGGATTGCGAAAGGAATTGATTGGATATTTGAGTTAGAGGGTGTGGAAGCAGAGGAATAAGTTATGAATGATATTTACAATAGAACATTTGGTTTGTTAGAGCAAGGTACTCATGCTCAAATTGGTGCGGGACCTACTCTATCTCAAGCTGGGAGGGCTCAATTTAGGGTTGCGAGGAAGGAGGGTAGGAAGGTGACTCCCAAACACACTGGCGTAGGTAGATTTAAAACACCCCGTAAATCTACGGGAAGTACATTAGATAAAATTCAAACAGGTTTGGATGTAGCGGGAGCTTGGCCTGCGGTTGGGGCAGTGGCTGATGTTCCTAATGCGCTTATTTCGGGCATGCGGGGGAACTTGGGTGATGCTGGTGTGAGAGGGCTTCAGGCTATTCCTGTTTTTGGACAAGGTGTTTTAGCTGCAAAAGTTGGGTCGAGAGCAAATAGGTTGAGGAAGAGTGCTGATGCGGTTTCAGATACCGCTGGGGGTCTTAGAAAAGTCCCAGATGCACCAAGCCCTAGCAAGTTAAGAATAGTAAAAGATCCTCCTCCTGCGGTTCATAAACCATTTGAACATGTTCCTGGAGGGAAAGATCTTCCTAAACCAGATCTTCTTCCTAAACCACCTATTAGTAAAACAACTAAAGTTGTGGCAGGAGGTGTAGCTGCTGCTACGGTTCTTGGAGGAGCTAATGATGCGTTACAGGGTAAACCTCCTGGGGCAAGTCGGCAACCGCAAACTGGGCCAGGTACAGGAAGTGCTGAGGTGGATGCTCCAAGTGATAAACCCGCAGTCCAAGTGAAGCCACCCTACATCCCAGGCAAAAGTACTCATACTATGAGTATGACGCAAAGACCTAAGGTTACTTCTGTTGCTGATGCACCTACAAGAAGTGCTAAGGTGGATGCTCCAAGTGATAAACCAAGTGATATAGGGGCTACTAAGCCTTCTGCCGATCCTGCTCCAGCTAGTCCTATGCGTATGTCTCAAAGACCTCATGTTACTTCTGTTGCTGATGCACCACAACTTGGTCATACTGGAGGAAAAGGTCATACCATGACTTCAACGACTCCAGGAAAAGTTACTTCTGCTGCTGATAACCCAAAACTTCAATTAAAACCAGCAAGTAAAGAGTACCAAAGGAATAGACCTGTTCAAGCTCCTGGAGGTGATATGGGTACTCCCCTAGAATTCCCTGATCCCGCTAAAAAGCCTAGAATTGCCCCAGGCCCAAGTAAAAACCCAAGACAGATACCTCACCCAACTGAGCCAGCTATAGAGCCAGCTATAGAGCCAGCTAGACAGCCAGCTAGACAGCCTAGAATTGCCCCAGGCCCAAGTAAAAACCCAAGACAGATACCTCACCCAACTGAGCCAGCTATAGAGCCAGCTATAGAGCCAGCTAGACAGCCTAGAGTTGCTCCTAGTACTCAAGCATCAACTGAAACTGCGTCAGAACCCTCTACAGAACCCTCTACAGAACCCTCTACAGGGCCTGAACGCTCCCCACAAACAAGAAGAATTTCAAGGGAACGGAGAAGAAAGGAGACAAAACCCAAAAAACCCAGAAAGTGGCCTATTATTCCATTTTTGGCTGCTCTAGGTGGTGGTGGTGGTCAATCTGATGATGATGCTGGGGGATCTGGATTTACTAGAAGAAAGAAAACTAGGTTCCCACATGCAGACGATTTAGAGGGTGGTCCTGGTCCTGTTGGTAGAAGATCTTCTAGTTCTTCAACTAAAAGCAGTAGTCGATCTTCTTCTAGTAAGAGACGACTGGCTGCACACACTATCTATCCTAAGATGGCGAAATTACTTTCCTAATCTTCTTTAGGTTTTTCAGCTTTCCATTTTCCTACTGGGCAGTATGCTTGTGGTATTTTAGTTTTTGCTATCATATAACATCCACAAGCTTGGCATGTAGTATCATTAATAAATAGATCACATTTTTTACACATAGAAATCCTATCTTCTGCTGAGGTAGATACTTTAAAGCCATTCTTAATCCAAGGTATGATTGTAGAAAAGAAAGAACTTATTCTAGGGGGTACCCCCATCTTATACAATTTGGTAATTTCTTGTACTAATTGTCTATTGGCATCATAAAGGGTAGAATATGCATTAGAACAGTTTTGAACTCTTTGTTCACATTGTTCACAATTTGTATCTTGGGAAGAAGCTTCCTGAGGAGGAGGAAGATTTTTAAACTTCTTTAGTAGTTCTTCGTACTCAGATAATAGTTTTAGGTACTTCTCGCTTAATGATTCCATTATACGGTTATTGGTAATTGTGTAGCATTGATAAATGCTATTCTGTTCTTATGCCATGAATCTCTACCAGCTAGTTCCCCTATAGATCTATGCAGTAAAAAGATAGGCTCAACTGTATTATAGAGTCCTTTTTGATGTGCTTGTATAGTATAATGAATATCGTAGAAATCCCACTCTCCTTCGAAGTACTCTGGTTTAGTTAAATCTAGTTGTTTAAGTGCTTTTCCCTTTATAGCTAAAAATAATCCATCTAGACATGCTACTCTTCCTGGCGCACCATAGAAAGTGTATTGTCCTTCTGTAATATTGGTTCCGTGTATGACTAAACCTCTATGTCCTCCTTCCCTCCATATATTCTGATTCCACCATACTGCGTCTTGAGATAATTTAGTTGTTCCAGCAGGACCGAAGAATCCAGCGTTAGGTTTCCTGGAGGCTTTAATTAAAACATCTATGAATTGTTGTGGGTCCATGATAATTTCAATATCATCATGACAGAATATTACAATATCTTCATCCTTTATTAGTTCGTTTCCTACAGCTTCCGAATAAGCTTCAAATATACTTTTCTTATCAATTAGAAGTTTTACTTCTATTTTGCACCTAGATAAATAGGAGACTAATTTTTGTGTATAATTAGGTAAAGGCTCTTTACGGGTACATATAAATGCAAATATCTTCATGGATAAATCTCAACTAGCTAAAATAAAAGAAGAATACAAACGGTGTAAGTCTGATCCGATATACTTTATATCTAATTATATCAAAGTTGTACACCCAGTAAGGGGATTAGTGCCATTTAAACTGTATCCTTTTCAAAAGATGATTGTTGATTGTCTTGAAAATAACAGATTTAATATTCTTCGTAAGTTCCGTCAGGCTGGATGTACGACTATCTCAGCTTCTTATGCATTGTGGATGGCTATATTTCAAGAGCATAAAACCATTGTGTTCCTTTCTGTGGGAGATACGGAGTCTACTGAGATTTTGGATAGAATTAAGATCATGTTTGATGAACTTCCTGCATTTCTACAGCCTACTATATTACAGGAGAACATGCACAACTTAAAACTTAGTACAGGATCTGTTATTAAGTCTCGTCCATCAGGCAAGCAGTCTGGTAGATCTCTTGCTGGCTCATTTTTGTTTATTGACGAGGCTGCATTCATTGAACATATTGAAAGTATTTGGGCTGCTGTTTATCCTATCATCTCTACTGGTGGTAGAGCGTTTGTACTGTCTACTGTTAATGGTGTAGGTAACTGGTATTATGATGCTTGGTACAGGGCTATAGAAGGAGCTAACTCGTTTAACCCTATACAGATTAATTGGCAAGATCATCCTGAGTATACTAGAATTGAGGGGTACGATCATTTATATGAAGCTATGGAGCAAAGAGAACCTCCTATCAATATTGATAAGTGGGAAGAAACTACTAGGTCTAATATGAGTCACAAGAAGTGGCTACAGGAGTATGAGTGTGAGTTCTTAGGTACTGGTGAGACTTATATAGAAGGGACTATTCTTACCAATATGGATAGCAGAGTGAAGAAGCCTTTATATAGAACTTATAATAACAGAATGTATGTTTGGGAAGACCCGCAACCGTCAAGGCAGTATATCATAGGAGTGGATGTATCTCTAGGTAGGGAGCGGGATTTTTCGGCGTTTCATGTATTAGATGCGTATAGTGGGGAGCAGGTAGCTGAATACTACTCAAATACAACTCCCATTAATGAGTTGGCAGAAGTTTTAAATGTGGTTGGTCAGAGATATAATCTAGCTGTTATATTCTTAGAGCGTAATACTATTGGGCATAACTTAATAGATCATTTATTTGAAAGATTACAATACGAGAACCTGTACTTTGATGATAAAAGAAATATTGGAATTCAGGTAACAACTAAGAATAGAGAAGAAATATTGGCTATGATGGAAGAGTGCTTACGACTAAATAAGATTAAAATTAACTCTAAACGAACTGTAGGAGAACTGAACACTTTCATAGTATCCTTAGCAGGGAAAGCCCAGGCAGAAAAGTCTAAACATGATGATTTGGTAACTAGTTTAGCTCTTTGCGCCTTTGGGATGACTACATATTTAGAGACAATACCTGTTAGTTTTATTGACAGGCACGGAAAAACACCAACAGAGAAGCTTTTAGCCCCTGTAAGGCTTAAAAATCTTAAAAGTTATGGTGGTACTGTAGAAGAGGATATCTCATGGCTTCTGAAATAAATGAAAATAAACTTAATGAGGATGCTGGTCCTGGATATACTACTTTTGGTGGTCCTGGTCAGGGAATGACCTATGCTTACCCAAGAGGTAAGATAGGTCAGTTTTTCGCTAAGTTCTTTGCTACTCCTGCGCTCCCATATTTAAAAGATGCGGAGACTTTAGCTGGTGATACCCTTATTAATCCAGAAAAACCCATTAGACCTCCTAAGATGTTTAGTGGGTATCATCAACGGTTACCATTCTTACCTGAGATAGAAATTAATAGGAAGAGGAGATATTCTGAATATGAGAGAATGGATGATTACCCAGAGATAACTGCTGCATTTGATATATATTCAGATGAGTCTACTCAGAAGGATACAAAGAATAGAAGATGGAAAGTACTTTCCGATAGTACGCTAGTTGTTGAAGAAGTAAATAAATTATTTAATAAAGTAAAATTAAAAAGTATATATTGGGATATAGTAAGGAATACTGTAAAGTACGGGGACTGCTTTATGGAGATAATAGCTGATGTTAATAAACCTAAGTCAGGGTTGCGTAGACTGAAGATATTAAATCCTAATCATATAATTAGAGTAGAAAATGCATATGGGTATTTAGAAAGATTTCTACAAGAAATACCAGAGAGTAATTCTTTTGAGAGCGCACCTGAGCCATTTCAAAGAAATGAGAAGTATATAGAACTTGATAGAAATCAGATAATTCATTTTAGGTTACATACTTCTGATCCTAAGTACTACCCTTACGGTAAATCTATAGCAGCGGGGGCAGTAAGTATTTTCAGATCATTAAAATTAATGGAAGATGCTATGTTGGTGTATAGATTAGCAAGAGCCCCAGAAAGACGCATCTTCTATATTGATGTGGGTAATTTACCTACTTCAAGAGCGGAATCTTTTATGGAAGATGTTAAACAAAGATATAAAAAAGAGAAGTTTTTCGCTAATGGTAAAATTGATGCCAGATATAACCCTCTTGCAGCAGATGAGGACTATTTCGTTCCAGTTAGAGGTGGGGAAGGCACTAAGATAGATACTCTTAAGGGTGCCGAAAACTTAGGGGAAGTAGATGATGTTAAGTACTTTAGAGATAAACTTCTTGCAACCATGAAAATACCTAAGGATTATGTGGTAGAGTTTGATAAGTCTCCTGAGAGAAAGGCTAACTTAGCACAACTAGATGTGAAATTTGCTAGAACCATCGTTAGGGTGCAGGAATGTGTGTGTAGAGGGCTAACCTCCATAGCTAAAAGACATTTAAAATTAAAAGAGTTCCCACAAACTTTAATTAATGAAGTTTTTATAGAATTACCAGACCCGTCTGATATTTTTACTAAGAGAAAATTAGAATTAGATGAGGCAAAAGCTAGAATTGTACAGGCTGTTTTAGGGACTAAATTATTCCCTACCGAGATGGTTTACAAAGAGTTTTATGACATGACTGATCAGGAGATTGAGGTCGTAAAAGAGAAGCTGGAAGCGGAACAACAGGAAGAGTCTCAGAAGATTCAGGACCAACAGGCTGTAGAGCAGGCTGCCACAAATCCTGGTGGGCCTGGGCCAGCAGCAGGTAACCAAAATGTTGGCCCCGCTGGGCAGGCACCCCTTCCACCAGAAGAGCCTAACGCAACAAAAGCCACCGCTGAAGATATTGAGAGGGTAAAATCCTATATATCTAACAAATATGGCAAAAAAAGCAAACAAATGTCTCTTGTGGAGTCTATAAATGCTTTAAAATTGGAAAATTTATAAATATTATTAAAAAAACAATCCTATATAATAAAGAAGCCTATTAATGGTTGGGGTCTATATACATGCTAAAAATATTTGAGTCTAGAAATAAGAATATCACTAACTTAGTTAAACTAGGAGACTATTTGGGGTACTCATTAAGAGAAAACCTTCAACTTTTCTCGATTGAAGATACTGAGAAGAGAGTTACTTATATTACCGAGAGTGATAAAGTTATTTCGGGAAATTATTCCGTCAAAGATAATAACTATGTTCTTGAAAACATAAATATTGAAGATTCTTCCATATTCACGGACACCGAGAGATTTGATTCTAAAGTAAAAGATCAAATCTCTTTGTTTTTAGAGGGGCTGTACCAAGATGAGTATACCTCCGCTGAAGATAAATTTACAGATGTGATTGATATAATAGTTTCTAGAAGCTCTTATGATAATACAGCATCTAAGCTGAAGAAGAAGACTCAAATCTTTAATGAATCCCACAACATCCTTGAAGCAGAGGAATTTAGTAGGTTTGTTGAGATTATACCTGAGTTAGTAACCTTCTTAGCCGAGAATCAAGATAGTATAAAGTCTCAAGTTCCAGAAATAACTAACTCATTAAAGTTATCAGAAGCTGTTTCTCAAGCTTTTAGTGTTCCAAAGACTACTACTGACGAATTAGAAAAATTAGGTAGATTTGAATTTAAGGACAACTTTAAAAAATCTATCTATGAAATGATTTGTCAGCAAGAACTTATCAAGAAAGAGCTTTTAGAAGCTAAAAACTCATTTGATCTAGTTTGGGCTCATGAGCCAGTTATAGATAGTTTGGCTAATAAAGTGTATGCTCCCCAGGAAGAGGTTGGAGTTGCTTTAACTGAGGCTTTAAAGGAACTTCCTTATATTGCGCTCTTATCTAAGAAAAAGCTGTTTGAGACCTTAAGCAGGAATTTAGGTCATTCCACTGAACATATCTCCGAAAAGGAATTAAAGGCTCACTGTAGTCTTCTTTTCGAGATGAAGAAACCAGCTAAAGAACAGCTTACAACTCTCCTTGGTGAGAAGTATGGTGTTAATCTTCAGTACTTAAAGGAATCATACTCTTTCAAGAGTTTAATTAATACTCAGCGTGTACTGTTTGAAGCTATTTCTAGAATAACTCCAAAGAATAGTGTTCTCAAGCAAGTCCTCTCTGAGTTATCTACTCACATGAAGGATAAGACTGGAGTACAGAGTTTGGATGTTAATAATGTTATACAGCAAATATTCCAACACGCAGAATACTCGCAAGAAAATCTTCCACTAATGGAACTCTTTTCCTTTGATGAGGTGAAGGCAGCGTTTGAAAAATCTAAAGTGTTAGTAGAGAATATTATTAAAGAGGATGATGAAGGTGACGAAGAGGCTCCTGTGCCTCAAGAGGGTGAGGACTCTCCTACTGATGACGAAAGAGAAGAAAAAGAAGAAAAAGAAAAAGAAGAAAAGGATTCTGAAGCTGACGAAGGGGAGTCTGGAGAGGTTCAAGAGGAAGAAGTAGATCCCCCTGAACAAATGAGCGATGCGGAAGTTATGAAAGCTGTTAAAAGCATCTCCGACATTGTAAACGGAACTGAAATTGAAAATGATGAGGAAGAATACTAATGAGTGATCAAGCTTTCTTTCC